CTCAGCCGATGATTTACCAAAAGCAACATCAACTTTATTTAAACTTTCCTCAAAATCACTAGCTAATTTAATTGCAGCACCACCAGCCAAAGCAATTGGTAATGTTAATTTTAATGATAAATCTTTTCCAACTTTCCTTGCCGATTTACCAAATGCTGATAATTTAGAACTTGCCTTGTTTAATGATGATGTTAGTTTAGTAGCATCACCAACTAAAAACACTTTTAATTCATTTGACATAATGTAATTTTATTCAAAAATACGAAAAAAAAAAGCCATCATTTTGATGACTTCATACTATTAACTTTTTTCAAAAATGATTCATATTGTTTCCTAGTTGATTTAGGTTTGCCACGCTCCAAATATACATCTTGTGGTAATGGAAATAATTTATCCGGTGTAATCATTTGCGCTCTCTTTTCACAATTAACATTAAAAATCATTGATGCCAAATACCTAGTTCGCTCCCAATCTAAATTCAATTTTATATTGTGTGATTCACCTAATAATTGATTTTCGGTCCAAGTATTTGACCAGAAATCATTAGGATTTATGCCAACCTGACCAATGTAATAATCAAGTATATTATCCCAAGTTAGTTGGCTGGGCGCTTTCCCACCTTAGTGGTTTTTTTTACGTTTCTATTAATACCCATGTTAAGGTCATTTCCAAGTATTCTGGATTCCATCATGGATTCAATTATTTTAGTAAGCTCATCAGATGTTAAATCCTCGAGCCACATTCCAACTTTAAATTCATTATAATCAATTTCATTGCCTTGCTCTTGATCATTAGCTAATAAACCAGAATAAACCAAAGCTCTAATACCGGATAGTGAAATTCCATCTTGAAAAACATTACCAATTTTTTCTATTGATACACCTAAGTTATCAGTAAAGTTTGCCCAGAAATTCATTGAAAAATGCATAGTGCGGTTTTTACCACCTATACTAAGAGAATAATACCCTCGTTTCTTGTTTGCCATATATGTAGATTTAAGACACCTAGTTCCTTACTCTAGGTGTCTATTATTAAAAGATTAAATCTTAATTTGTAGATTTAGTGATTGCGCCTGTAACTGTAATTGAACCTGAGAAAGTAACTGGTGATTCCATTTCAGCACTCATTTCAACACTAGAAAAGAATCCCTCACCACTATAAACCGCGTCCCCTGTTTCAGCTGTTCCAAAACTAAAATCAACTTTTTGTCTAGCCAAAAGATAATCAGCCATTTCAATAGCATTTGCCGCATCATCGTAAGCGACTAAACCATCAAAACTAATCTCTCCAGATCTAACCCCAGCGATAACCTCTTGAAAACCACCACTCGATTTAGTTGTTGCCTCTGGTAAATCATTAGACAAAGATAATGAACACGATGTTGTGTGACCAATTGTTGCTAATGTACCACCACCATCATTGATGACTTTTAATAATAAATTTGTTCCATTGAACACTCCGACTGTTGCCATTTATTTAATTTTTATTAGTTAATAATTTTATTCAAATATACAAAATTATATTTTTATGCCGCTTCCCAATCATAGTTAGAATTTTCCCACTCATCAAAGTTAGTATTCCAAACCTCACCGGTCCTTTCATCGACTAATATAATGCTGGTTAAAGTAATCGAAAGGTTGTAACTTGTTGGTGCTTCATGGCTCCCCTCCTCATCAACATTAGAAATATATCCATTTCCTAATAATACCAAACCATCACCATATCCCTCAATGTCCTGACTAAAATAAAACTTTGTTGTGGTCCTAAGTAAAACCATTTCGGCAAGTTGCTCAAAGTTTACGGAATCACTATAATCAATTAATCCATCAACCTCAACCGAACCACTACGAACCCCAGCTAAAACCTCTTTCCATCCGCCAGAATCCTTTGTTGTGCTTTCTGGTAAATCACAATCTAAATTAATTGTGGCATTGTTACTATGGCCAATAGGATCATCGCCTTTATATATCAAAAAACTGGATCCATTTATTAAAGCCATTATTTATCCTTTTATTTTCTCCTCTTCAATAATTTCAGAATACTTGCCAGATTCTAAGTCAACAGATATTTTACCGTATTTTTCCTCCAATGACTTTTTCAATTCACCTTGTTTGTTTATCTCATCAATTTGCATGTGATTTAATGAATGTATTTGGCCCATTAAAGTTCCAATATCCATTTTGATAGCATTGATTTTTCCTTGAGATTCTCTTAATTCTTTTAATTCTTTTTCCTCTAATTTGCTCATTTTATTTAATTTATAGTTATATACAAATATAATTATTTACAATTACATTTGTTTTTTAAATCATCTATTTCTGCTTTTAGCTCTTGTATTGCACCTACTAACAATGGCACTAATTTTGATTGGTCGATACCTTGATATTTTGGAACTTGTCTAGTATCTTTGACTGCTTCAGTTTTTAATACGTTTTCAGTCCATTCCTCTTTAGCTTCCGTTATTATATTTCCATCTTCGTCTAATTCTTCTTCAATTGCAGGGTGTAAAACATCTTCATAAACAGCAGGACTTAATTCATATTCCTCATCTTGCATTGCATCTTTTTCACCTGTAATAGCTTCAGGCACTATCTCTTGTACTTCGTGAGCTAAAAACCCGTCTACTGTTTTATCTGCATCTGCAATAAAATTAAACCTACTTGGTTTTAATTGACCTACTCTATCTAAAGCACCTGTCATTGAAACTACATTTTCTTTTAATCTGTAATCTGAAGATGTAAAGTAACCTGTAGATGAGCCACTTGTTTGAATCCTTCCAACTTGACCATTTGGATTATAAAATGCCTGCAAAGTCATATTAGCAGTTGATGTAGTACCCTGAAATAAAGTCATTCTGTCGTTAGATTCTGGAGCAAAAGCTGCTCCATCCCCTGCAAGAACATTTGCTAAAGTTTGACTTCCAAATAAAATTGTCCCCCCAGATGTTATACGCATTTTTTCTGTGTTATCATTGGTTTTAAAAATCATAGCATTAACAGAATGCTGATAATTTATTGCTCCAACAAAATTTGTATCTGCATCTCCAAAATATATACTTGAATAACTATTTCCAATTATACTCATAGCTGCTTCACCGTTGTTATCAATTACTAGTGAACCATAATAACTTGATAACGGAACACTACCATCTAAACCTACTATGTGTAATTTTTCTTGTGGCGAAGTCGTTCCTATTCCTACGTTTCCTGTACTCCCATCAATATACATCATCGGTGATGGGGAATTAAAGCTAATATCTTTTACAACGCTACCAGAAACAGATGAACCAATAGACAAAACTGAATTATCATTTGTAATATATGCTTGAGCAGATGTAGTTGTTGAAGAACCTTTAATTTCAATAGCACCAGAACTTGTTATACGCATTTTTTCGGTGTTATTAGTGCCAAAAGCAATATGTGCATTAGCTTGATTCCAAAGAAAACCACCTGAAGCATTATTTAAATAAAGACCACTTGAACTTCTTATAGCACCTGTAATATCTAAAGGATAAGATGGCGAATTAGTTGCTATTCCTACCTTTCCAGTTGTATCAATAAACATACTTGTAGAAATAGTTTGAGCTGTACCACTTGTTGTGGCTCTTTTAAAATATATTTTTCCATCTACTAAAATTATAGATGAACCTGCTACATTACTCGTAATAGCTTGAAATACACCAGATGAATTTAAATAAGTATTTTGAAATATACCGATTTCATCATCAGTACCATATGCGGCTATTTGACTTGATTGTCCTATTTGTAACATTTTCCATCCACCGCCTGAAGCAGTATAACCATTTGTTGGAGGTGTCGCTGCTATTCCTACGTTGCCGTCACTGTCTATGGTCATTTTTGGTGTGCTTCCAGTACTAAATTTAATAATCCCTGTACTACTTTGAGCATCTATATCCCAAGTATCGCCCTGATTTGTAGTTGTAGAACAATTAAACATCAAACCTCTTGCACTTGCAGCATCATCTCCTGCTAATAATAATTTATCTCCTATTGAAGTATTAACAAAAGAACCTAAACCATTTGTGCTAACACTAAAAAGAGTACCATTAGTGTTTTCGTTTAAATCAAAATTACCTGTAGCATCATTTCTGTCTATATACCAATATGAAGCTGTACTGTTTGATATTGCTAAACTACCTCGAACGTCTAAAGTTTTTACTGGGTCAGTTGCATTTATTCCTAAGTTTCCATTATTTAATAAAGTCATTTTAGTATCTACTGTGGCAACTGTACCTGCTGTTCCTGAACTTGCAGTACCCCAAACCATATTCCCATCTTCTATACTAAATCTACCTGCTAAACCATCCATTACATATCTAAAAGCAGTTCCAGTATCAAGATATAAATTAGCAGCCATAGTTGCTCTGTCATCATTTGCATTACCCATTAGAGTCATACCTTTACCAAGTTGTATCACATTTACAACAGTAGAATTAACATTTGGCGTTATACCAATTCCTACGTTTCCGTCAGATGTTATCCTCATTTTTTCATCATATCCAGATGCTCCATTTCTAAAAATCCATCCTGTACCTGATGGGGTTTGAATAAATATATTACCTGTTTGATTATCTATTATTCCACCACCTGATGAATTTAAATTAATTTGTGCTGTTGTTACATTTCCAGCAAAGGTTGAGTTTTGGTCTGAATCTATTGTAAGGGCATCAGTTCCATTTGTTTGTATGTCAACACCTGCTTTTCCATTTATTTGAACTACACTTGTAGCTCCATCACTTCTAATATATGTTCCTGTCTCTCCAATTAA